AGCAATGATAACGCAGTTATCATTTACCTCTGCTAACTGTCTGATGTTCTCACGTTCAGATGCTTCCACACCACCATGAACAAAGAAAACTTTCTTGGTATCTCCGATACTATTATTTATCATATCAAAAAGTGGTTCACCATGCTTCTCCACATAATTGAATAGAACTAATGTGTTACCACTTAGGTCACCCACAAGATTTTTAATAAACACATTACGTTTATCATGTGTTACAATGTATTCCATTTCATCTTGGTATGTTTCAAACTTATATGATTCGTGCCTCAGAGCAAGGATTTTAATCTTTAGTTGTGAGAGTTGATCTCGCTTCATAAGATCAGCAGTACTAGTAACCCGATCAGATAATCCGAACAGACCTTCCAAAACCAGACGGTGAGTTTTTGTTCCGTCCAGTGTGCCTGTGAATCCGATACGATATTTTGCTTCATGGAGTTTTGTCATAATACTTGTTAAAGACTTTGCCTTAAACGTATGGCACTCGTCTCCGATCACAGCAGTATATGAATCAAAATACTTTTTAGGTAGTTTGTAGATAGACTGCCATGTTGTGATAACTACAGGTGCAGTTGACATTTTTGCTTCACCAGCATATACTTGGTGGCAATAATCTTCTGCATTCCAACCATAGTTTTCAAAATCTTTATACAACTGTGTTACAAGTGAAATACTCGGAACAATAATTAATGTCTTAAGATTAGCAGCAGTAAAATATCTAACCAAAGAATATATCATAAAAGATTTGCCCGACCCTGTAGGAGAAACAATGATCTTCCTATACATTTTTAATGCTTTGAATACAGCATTATATTGATAGTCTCTGGGTTTAATCTCTGTACCTTCAGTAAGGTAATCCAAATATTCTTTTACAGTCTCTGGCAAAATATACGGATCTCGTTCAATAACCTTACCGTAATATTCATTATCTTGATAAGAATAAGTATAGTCTCTTTCCTCTGCCCACTCTATCAAATAATGTAATAACCCAATATAAAGTTGACCATTACCAGGAGAGAACAATCTAATTTTACCGTCCCAATATTTTTTCTTATACTGAGGCATGAACTTTGCATCAGGTACTTCAAATGTAAAGTACTCTGATAACTCCATACTTATGTGTGCTTCACATTCAAGTTCTAAGTATACTTCGTTTCTTTTCCTGATAACAATGTCAGACATTACCTAATTCCTTCAATAAATGATTTCCACTCAATAGCATTTTTTATTTGGAAGGACCGATTATTAATCATCCTGATTACACTCTCAAGGTATTCAATGATGATGTCATACATATCAATCTTCATCTGTAAGTCTTTGACTTGAGAATCTGATTCAATATACATTGGTAGATCTGACTTGAGTACTTTCAGATCAAACGGTTCTTCTTTGTAATCTTCCTCGGATCCTCGTCCCGCATAGTATTCAAACTTGCGTCTGTTAAGTTGTTTGAGGTCCAGTACTGCTAATTTCTTTTTGAATTTGTAGTCTGAAAAAAAATTTAAATATTTTGAATGTAGTGTGGGAATATTAAGTGCAGCGGTATCAAGTTCAACAGGATCAATTTTTGAATCCTGTTCCCACATCGCCTGAATTTCTTCAAAGGTCATTAACTAATCACATTTCCATCATACTTAATTCTATATATGGTATATTTAAAGGTGACATTTGCAGTCAGGTACTGAACTCCTTGCTCAGTTGCATCAAATGCTACAGATGTTAATGCAGTAGGCCATGCATTCTCAAACTCAATTTGAATATTTGAATTAAAGTTACTATTTAAAATTTCTAAAGAAATATTTCCTTCTATTGGATCTTTGTCAGTATCAAATTTTTCTGCAAGACCAGTCTTTGCAATCCATTTATGTATTGATACATAATTTGTCATGTCCTCATCAATCAAAAACTTGACACTAAGGTCTTCATACTCTGTCTCAGTTCCAGCGATAGGAATGTCCCTAAATGGTGTGGTGACATTAATCTCAGGAATTCTTATGCCAGGGATGTTTGCTGACTGACATAAGAATGCTACCTTAGGAAATTTTTCAATTGATAATTTGAAACCTTGTGGCGCTAGGTAGTTAAGATTATCAATCTTATCTTCTAACCAATTTGCCTGGGTCATCGTTAAAAATACTTTCAAATATTTAGATAAAAAAAGACCCCTTTCGGGGTCGGTAATTAAATAAGAATTCGTTTACATATTCGCTTACATTTATGTTGATCTAAAGAATCACATTCTACTAAACATTCGTAGTAGTCATTTAATTTTTCGTTTTCTAAACGTAATCCATCCACAGTATCATCAAAATGTCGCCACTCATTTAACTGAGATCGGGATAAAAGATTGTGCATTGAGTCACCTCTAACATTTAACTCATAACCAAAAAGTAGGGGTCATGTGTACCTAACAATTCTACTACTATGTATATAAAAATGTTCATTTCAGCACAATTAAGAAATAAAAATTTATGCCTACGAGTATATACCCATAAAAAAAGACCCCTTAGAGGGGTCTGTGTGGACCTGTGAGAGGTTATATCACATGAGGTTAGTAACACGAACACGTCTGTAGTAGACGTTGGTGTTGACGTTACCACCAGCAACAGGATCGGAATCCGAAAGGGCGGTCGCGCCTTTAGCGAATGGATTAAGAACCATGCCGTAGCGTGTCTTAAATCCGATTTTGGGCTGGAAGGTGTCAGGACCAATTGCACGAACCATCTGGAGAGGAACGTATGGGCAATAGAACAGACCAGCATCATAAGGGGAAGTACCCTTATAACCAGCGATGAAGAACTGAGCAGCATTGTTGCCCTCAGTAGGCAGTGCCGAATAAGGATCAATGTAAACGCGGATGCGTCCGTTCAGCGTACCAACAAAGGTGCTGCCGGTGTCATCAACATTAAGACCAGTATTCAGAGCAGGGTTGTAATCAAGGACGCCTGCCATGGACAGAGCAGAAGCAACGTCTGAAGAACAGACGAGCATGTTGCCCTTCCCTCTACGAGTCTCTTTCGCGATGGCGTTCATTTCACGCTCAATTTGGAAGAGGAGACCCTTGAACTTCTCAACGCTCCAACGTCCGTTGGAATCAACGTCCATGTCAAACGTGCCTTGAGTAGCAACGTTCTGCTGAGCACCAGCTTTAGCGGAACGGAATACGGTACGGACGACTTCTCTGTTGATTTCGGTAAGGATTTCAGCAGAAAGGATGTTGGCGAGTTCAGTCTCGGCATCCAGACCATGAATTGCTTTCAGGTCTTGTGCGAGTTCAATGCTGTACTCAGCTTTCAGAGCGCGTGACTTAGCAGTAACGGCGATCTTCTCAATGCTGAATGCCATCTCGGGGAATACGCTAGCAGCGGCTTCGCCAAGTGCTTCGGCAGTGGTTGTTGCCATAGCGCCTGCAGAACCATAGGTGCCGCTGTCATTCAAGACACCGGGGTTTGAACCTGTAGGAGCAGTACCACCAGCAGAGTTAGTGGAGTTATAACCAGTACCAGAGAAGGCAGAGTTAACTTCGTTGTAGAATGTCTCATCACCAGTCTGACTTTCAACGCGGGAACGCATTGCAAAGATCAGTCCAGTAGGACCATTCATTGGTTGAACGCCACAAATATCATAGGCGATCAGGTTAGGCATTGAGCGACGGATCAGTGAGATCAGTACGGGGTCAAAACCTGCGACGTTACCAGCGCCAGTTGTGGCGGAATTAATAGGACCAGCGTTTGTAGGCGCTTCGGTCAGCATTCTCTCCTCACGGAGGAATTTTTCTTGGTTTTCCAGAAGTTGAGTGGTGACAGCCTTCTTGTAAGTATCCTTGATCTCGGGAAGATCAGAATGAGACAGAACTGGTGCCCACTTCTCCTGGAGTTGTTCGGTATTGAACATTAGGTTCTCCTTAGAAAATTAATTTGTTAGTGAACTATGATTTATTTATAATTTAAATCACTTATTGTAGCGTGCGATGGCAGAAACATAACGCTCCATGCCAGCAGGAACATCCTTTTCAGCAACGGGATCCGAAGCTTCTACGCTCTCATTGATTGAAGTTTTGGGGAAATAATTTTCCTTAATAGTTTCAACTTTCTCTCTAAATGACTCTTCAGTACTAAACTCTACACCCTCAGCAAGTGAGGAAAGTTTTTCTTTTTGAGTATCAGCGAGTCCCTGAGATACTTCGCCAACGATAGATTCTTTGACGAACTCTCCCAAAGAAGAATTTAATTCAATATTTTTGTCAATTTGTTCGTTGAGTTTTGTCTCCATCTCATCTAATTTGTTTGTCATACCCTCAACCATATCAAATTTCTCTTCAGGGATATCCATGTAATGTTCAGTGAACACACCCTTCAGAGCAGTCATAAACGATTCTGCAATCTCAGTACGAATACCTTCGTTGATTGCGAGTTTGTTATCATTAATCCATTGTTCTACAATATAGTTCAAGAATGAGTCAACCTTAGATGACATTTCTTCCTTGATCACGTCAAGTTGCTCATTTAACTGAGCAGCATAGTTTTCTTCTAAACGTGTTGTTTCTTCATCAATTCTAGAAGAAACAGCAGCGGTGAAGATTGTTGTTGCCTTTTCTTTAAACTCTTCAGAAAGTTCCTCGCCATTGACGAGTGCGTTGATGTCATCAGTAACATCAATTTCTTCTTTCTTCACAGTAGGCATTGCGTCCCCGCCACCACGACTGACACTCTTGCCAGACATATCCTTACCACCTTCTAATTTAGGCATAGGATCTTGCTTGCCTTCACCCGAGTTAACTGCGGTCTTAGACTTCTTAACAGCGGCAGCAGCTTTAGCGCCAGAGTTTTCAAACTTGCCTGAGTGACCTTCCGAAGAACCGGCAGCCATTGGTTCTACATTAGCAACTGCAACTTCAGCACCTGATGCACTAGGAAGATGTGAACCTTCTGCTGGAGCTGCACCTGCTGTTACAGCATTGTTCATTTCTGTAACAGTTTCCGCATCAATTTCTTTAGATACGAAATCTTCAAATTTCTCGTTTAACGAATTAGCCATTTAAAATAACCCCTAAAGGACCTTGGTTTTTCTATTACTTATTTATTAAAATTATAAGTTAAAGAGCAGTTTCTCAAAGCTCTCAAGGATTTTACCCTCAAGTTCTCCGCGTGAAACCCTCTCTAAATTTTCTCTTACTTGCTGAAGTTCTGCTTCTTTAAACATTCCATTGTTCCAAACCCATTCTTTTCCTTCCATGATTCCATTGACAAAGGCATCAGGAGCAGAAGGATCTGCTACAATATCTGCAGCAGTAGTAAGCATAAAATCATCTCTGACATAATTAGAACCACCTTTGGATTCTAAACTGCCCACACCTCTAGATGAAACACCTAGTTGAACACCTTCCCTAAGAAGATTTTTAGCTATTGATCCCATTGGAGTCTCAAGCAATTTTGCCTTACCAATATAGTTTGCACCATCCTGGTAAAGTTCTACAATCTTATGTGATACACGATCAAGGTTGATGGTAGGACCATCAGGATGACCTAGTTCACCAAGAGCACGAGACTTTTGTACAAAATTTTCATTGTAGTTAGTCACTTCGCGCTGAAGAACAGGCATGGGATATACACGACCATTGCGATTTTTGATATCGCCCTGGAGAAATACTACCTGGATATATGTATACTCTTTTCCATCTTTCTCTTCAGTGAGAAGTTTAATATCTTCGCTGTGCTCTACGATAAGTTTCATGGTTCTTCTGGTTCGGGTTCGGTGGTTGTTTGTTCTGTAGATGCTTCAACTTCAGGAACTTCGGACTCAACTTCAGGTTCTTCAACTTCAGTAGTTGGATTCATAAGTTGAGCAGCATATTCTTTTTTATAACTATCTAGTGTTTCAGATGCTTTTGCATAGAGCATATCAATCACTTCATCAGATGCTACAGAGTTTTCCCCATTAACAATTTTGTCAATCAATTCTTTAGTTACTGTCATAATAGTAAATTATTATAGTATTATTTAGTTTTCAACTTCTTTAGAAGTTTGTGCCTTCATTGGAGGTTTTGATGATGTGTCAACAGGTCCACCTGCTGGCGGCAATGCAGCATTAGGATCTTCCACTGGCATCACTGGAGTATCCATCAGTTCACCTGATTTTTTCTCAACTTCAATTTGAATGCGGATCTCTTCAATCTCGGATTCTTTTTGTTGGAGAATTTGACGTTTGATATGATCATTGGAATAATATACTCCAAGGAAAGGTTGCATTCTTTCTACGAGATTTAACCTCTCGCCAATCATTTCAATTTCTTTTAGTTCAGTAAAATGGTTATCAAACAGATAGTCATA